TTAAACTTCTTGTTTAGGAGAGGACAGGGTATTAAAATATTCTCTTTAATTGCAAAGCAATGTATGGAACACGATACATTAATTCCTGTAATAAAATCATTTAATGAAAATACGATTGAAGAAGAAGATGGATATGAAGGCGCTGTTGTTTTAAATCCAAAAGAAGGCATTTATTTAAATGAACCAATTGTGGTATTTGATTATGGTTCTCTATATCCATCATCTATGATTGCAAGAAATCTATCACATGACTGCTATTTGATGGATGAAAAATATCGCGTTGATGACCCAAATATTGAATATAAAGATGTATCATACGATTTGTACGAAGGTAAAGGAGATAAAAAAAAGAAGATTGGTGAGAAAGTTTGCACATTCGTTCAATATAAAGATGGTAAAAAAGGTATAATTGCTGATATCTTGGATATGCTTCTTAAAAAGCGTAAGACAACTAGAAAAAAGATTGAATATCAAAGTATTATTGATAAAAGAGGAAAAAAATATTCTGGACTTTGCACAGAAAAAGATGATAAATATGAATTATTGGATGTTGATACAAATAATAAAGTAACTATCAACAAATCCGATGTATCAGAAATATTAGAAACATATAATACATTTGAACAAGATGTATTTGATGCACTACAATTAGCTTATAAAATCACAGCAAACTCACTTTATGGACAAATTGGTGCTAGGACATCATCAATCTATCTTAAAGATATTGCTGCCTGTACAACTGCTACTGGTAGAGAAATGATTATGTTAGCTAAAAAATTCGTAGAGGATAACTATAATGCCGATGTTATTTATGGAGATACAGATTCTATTTTCTGTAAATTTCCATTAAAGGATAATGAGGGTAATATTGTTCAAGGCAAAGATGCTCTACCATTTGCAATTAAGACTGGCGTAGATGTTGAAAAAGAAATAGCTAAGATTATGCCTAAACCACAAAAACTAAATTATGAGAAATCACTTTATCCATTTATCTTATTTAGTAAGAAAAGATATGTAGGTAATTTGTATGAATTTGATGTTAACAAATACAAACAAAAATCAATGGGTATTGTATTAAAACGTCGTGATAATGCTCAAATTGTAAAGAAAATTTACGGCGGTGTTATTGATATAATATTAAAAAAACAAGATTTGCGAGCATCTATTGAATTTCTTCAAGATGAATTATCGGACCTTGTTGAAGGCAAAGCACAAATTAGCAATTTAGTAATTACTAAAAATCTACGAGCATCTTATAAGGATCCTTCTAAGATTGCACACAAGGTTCTTGCAGATAGAATTGGTGCGCGTGATCCAGGCAATCGCCCCGTTGTTAATGAAAGAATTCCATATGTATATATTAAAACAAATAGCACATCTGGTTTGCAAGGCGACAAAATTGAAAATCCAGAGTTTATTATTGAAAACAAATTAACTCCCGATTATCTACATTATATTACAAATCAAATTATGAAGCCTCTTCTACAATTGTACGCTCTTTGTTTAGAAGAATTGCCTGGGTATGATAAGGATTATAGTTATTGGAATGAAGTAGATAAAAATTTACAAATTAAACCTATATATCAAGATGAAATAAAAAGACGTAATCGCATTGATAATCTAAAACTTCAAATGGTTAAAGCATTATTATTTGATAAATATATTGAGATTTTATCTGAACCTAAGAAACCTCGTAGTAAAAAAGTAAAAGAAATTCAAGATGCCAATAGTAATGTGGTTGTAGATACAAAACACGAAAAAATCAATTCAAAAAAAGTAGATACTACTATACCAGATGGAGTTTGTAAAGTTGATATTAAAATAACTAAAAATCAAAAATCTGGCAAAATTGTAGCAGATGCTAATATTGTAGATAATAAAACTAAAATATGGTGCTATCACAATGATGATAGTAAGGATAAAGAAACAGAAACTATTAAAATAATTAGTGAAATAATGAAACTTAATTCAGAAAAAACATATATGATTGCATTAAATAACAAAGCATTTGTTAAAGATTACAATGAGGCACTAATTAACTATATTGAACTAACAAAAAAACAAGATAGTAATATGATGGAAAATATATTTAAAACACAAAATTTAGGTGCATTAAAATTAGTTAATAAAATTAGGAAATTCTCAGATATCATATTAAATCACAAATCATTTTCATTTATCATTAAATAAATATTTAATAATACTATTTGCCTTTTCTTTACCAATACCTTCTATTTTACATAATTCTTTATTTTTATTATCACAATCTTTTAAAGTATCTATTAAAGATACCATATTGGGATAAGTTAATGCTATATTTTTTGCTATAACATTTGAAATATATGGTATTTGGGATAATTGCATAATATAGCAAGTATTTTCATCAATATTTTCTATTTTTTTCTTTTTCAGTTTTATGCAACTAGTATAGTCTGTATCTTGTTCGCCATTATTAATAAAATATTGAGGATTATCAATAATCCTTGTTGAAATTGTTAAGATTAATGTAGTTGTTTCATTTATGTTTTTTGTATATAATACTCTGATATTATCTCTAAACATTGTATGTAAATATGCTCCTTGTAACATTAGTGATTTATTATACGTTTTAGATGATAGTACATCATCTCCTTCAATTATGTAAGATATTTGTTTTTGTGTATAATTGGCTAACATACGAGCTTTCTGCTCTTTATATCTCCCGTCTTGTATAGATGATTGTAAATCATTTGTAGTTTTTCTTTCAAATATAAAAAAAATATCATTATAAATAATATGTATATCACCTAATTCAATGTTTTCTTTGATAATTTCTATTTTATCATTATAAGTATCTAAATCACGAGATATTATATCTTCATATAATTTATGTTCTCTTGCATCAATTATTATTATTAGTTTATTAGACATAATATTAATTTTATTAACAATTTTTTATATGATAAATTAAAAATTGATTTGGTGATTATATTAAATCATATTACAATTGATAATGTCTACTACAACTACTACTCGGGTACCTCAATATTTCATTTGCCCTATTACACACAATATCATGAGTGAACCATATGTGGATAACGAAGGTAATTCTTATGAAGAAGTGGCAATCAAACAATGGTTAATGAATAATAACACATCACCTATCACGCGTTCTCTATTGCATGTATCGGATTTGAAACTTAATCGTTCTCTACGCGAGGCTATTCAAGCATTCTTAAATCCAGAAATTGTTAATACACAAGTTGATCCAGAAGTTAAAGTAGATTTTATTATTGAAGAAGACCCAATTAAAATTAAAAGTAGTAGAAATTATAATATTGTAAATGTTTCTGTTAATCCAATCGATGGAAAAGTTGAAGTTCCAAATGAGCTTGTTATTGTTATTGATGTATCTGGTTCAATGAATGCTGCAGCTTATGTAGAGCAAGATAAAAGACAAGTAGATGTTGGCTTTACAATTCTTGATATTACAAAGCATGCTATTAAAACAGTTATTGAATCATTGAATAATAATGATAAAATTTCAATTGTTACATTTTCAGATACAGCAAAAGTAATATGTGGTATGACTAATATCAATGAATCAAATAAAAAATATCTGAAAAGTTTAGTAAGTAATCTCAATACGAAAGGTTGTACAAATGTATGGGCTGGTTTAAGCATGGGTCTTAAACAATTTTCAAATGTTGAAAATGATGATGTTTGTAATAAATCATTGATGTTTATGACAGATGGTATTCCAAGTGAACATTTGCTTCCGCCAAGAGGTATTGTTGAAAGTCTAGAAAGAATTTTGAAATCTATGACAATTAAGCCAACTATTTATACATTTGGATTTGGGTATTCACTTGATACTAAGGTACTTGCTAATATTGCTAGCGCTGGAAATGGAACATTCTCTTTTATTCCCGATTCTGGATTTGTCGGAACTATTATTATTCATGCAATGGCCAATATTAAAACAACATGTGCTACTAATACTAATGTAAATATTATAACAAATGGTGATACAAAGATTAAAAAGATTTATGGATATAACAATGCAAATTGTGTTAAACTTAATACAATTAATTATGGACAAAATAAGGAAATTGTAATTGAATTTGAAAATGAAAATCCAGATTATTCCATTGAATTAGAATATAACTCTTATACAAATAATATTACTAATGTAAAAGCTGTTAAAGAAGATTATAAAGATAATACTGATATTATGATGCGTCTTGAATTTGTAGAATTATTACAAAAAATCATTAATATAATGCCCAATAAAAATACAGCATCTATCTATATTAATGACTATATTAGTAAATATAATAATGATAGTCTTATTGTAAATGATTTAAAAGACCAAGTAAAGATGGCTATTTCAACCGATGCAATTTATGGTAAATGGGGTAAAAATTATCTTTATTCTCTTATGTTTGCTCACAAAGAGCAAAGATGTAATAATTTCAAGGATAAAAGTGTTTCTGCATATGGTGGAACACTATTTGGTGAGTTGGTAGATAAGATTGATGAAATTTATGCAAATATGGAACCACCTAAACCATCTAATCAAGTAAGAAATTGTGATGTATCTACACGTGGAAGGGGGGCGACAACAAAGGGATTGACGAGGGGTGGTGTGGATTTTAGGCAAAGTTTTCACAATGCCAGTGGTGGTTGCTTTCACGAAAATAGTAGTGTTTCTGTATATCCAAATATTAGTAAGAAATGCAAAGATATTATTAAAAATGATTTGGTAATGACATCTGAAACTACATATGCAAAAGTGCTATGTGTTACTAAGATTAAATGTGAAAATAATAAATGTGATATGGTGAAGATTAATGATAGCTTGTCAATTACACCATATCATCCAATCAAAGATATTGAATGGGTATTTCCAAATACTCTCAATGAAACTATCACATTTGATTGTGAATATATGTATAACTTTGTTCTGGATAAGGACCATACTATCATTATTGGCAATACTATTTGTGCTACATTGGGTCATGGATTTACAGATAACGATGTAATCAAACATGATTATTATGGTACAAATAAAGTTATTAGTGATCTTAAAACTTTTAATGGATATGATAATGGTCTAATTACATTTGGTCCTAATTGTATTATTAGAGATAATAAAAATAATGTTATCGCCTTCTG